TGTCCTAACTCTTTAGCCACGTTCCAAGTTAAAGTGTTTCCATTAACAGTACAGTCAAATAATTTAGCATACTGATTTGAAGTACTAGCACCACCTATGATAATTGAGCCTCTAAAATTATTTCCTGAGTTACTTCTATAACAAGTTATAGGGTCGTTAGTATCAACCATAACGATTATTGAATTATATTTATTTATATCTTGCACTGTTATACTTCCACTATTCCAAGTACCAGTCCATAGCGTTTTATATCTAGCATCTATATAATCTGCTATCTTTTTTATTGCTTCATCCATGTGATTTAAATTACTCGCATTTATAGGTGTGTTACCTTCATATTCAGGCTGTACTATTTGATATTGTTTTCCATCAATTACAACATAACCTTCTTTTTTTATTGTTCCATTTTCCCAATTTACTTTATTATATGCCATTGTTATCACTCCTTTCATATTTTATAGCATAATCAAATTCTCCACTTTTTTTAAATGGTATTGATAAAGTATACCATTCTCCTGTATCTATATGTTTATAATTTACACTTCCTTGCCTATCATATATATTATAATACAATTTATATTTTATGAAAATATGTGTAAAATAATTTTCTGTATCGGTAGGAAATAAATTATTGTTTGGATATCTTAAATTAGGTTCATTTATATCAAGTAAATTTTCATTACTAAATATATTTCTAAATATAATACTTTCTCCTAAAAATTGTGTATTATTTTCATCTAAAGCAATTTCTTTTTGCATATCATTTTTATTAGTTCCTAGCCCTACACTATATAAATGAGCAGATACTACATTTTCATAAAATGGATATTGTTCTGTGATTTTAGGATTTTTTATATTAAAATCCATTGGTAAAGGTGTTAAATGTATAGGATATTTTAGTTTTGATGTACTAGAATTAAATGCCGCTTCTGTTGAAATAATATCTTTTCTTACAATAGAAATATCATCATTTTCTTGTATAGTTAAACTGTAATCAAATAAATCTAAACAAGCATAACAAATATCTTCATCAAAGAAACCTATTGCTGTTATTTTTTTATCATTATATCTGTTATTAGTTCTATAAATATATTCTATTTCATTTTTATTTGTAGAATTATTTATATAATTATTAATCATATTAAATTCAGCATCAAAATCATTCTTATTTAATATACTTTCTTGATAAAATTCTAATTTTCTATCAAATTTAACATAACATTTTGTAAGAAAAGGAGCTTGCCAATACTTATTATCAAAATTTTCTTGTATTTCTACCATATGCCTTAAATAAGTATCTAATATCATATTTTTAAATGTTATTTCTTTATTTTTTGTTTTTATTTTTATATACTCATTTTTTATTTTCATAGCAACCTCCTAATCTTCATATACCTCATAATTTTCAATTATTTCATCACTTACATATTCTACTGCATTTAAGTTATTATATTTAACTTCATTTTCTTCACTTATAGATTTTCTAAATATATCAATATAATTACTTTGTAACTTATTATTTTGTGCTACTATTTGGCAATCATAATAATCATAATGTGATTGTAATTCTTTTATTTCAGTTATAACAAAATCTCCATCTATAAAAAAATTAGGTCTATTTATTCTTATTTTATCTCCAATTTCAAACTTGTAATCTTTATCAAAAGAAAGTTCCACTTTTGCTGTGTTATTTGCATTTGATGTTATTAAATTACTACAATATTCTATTAATTCATTATAAGTGAACCAACTCTCATTTACATCTATTGTTGTTTCTATTATTCCACTATCAGTTAAAAATTCAGAGCATTTATATATTTCATTTGAATTAGTAACTCTAAATAATTGGTATTTAAGCATTGTATCACTTTCTATTGCTTGTATATTTTGAGTTGAACCTTTCCATTCCATACCTGTTATTAAATTTTTAAAGAAACTATCTCTTTCTAGTATTAAAGTAGCATTTTCTGTATCTCCATCATTAAATACCACTCCATCAGGGAGAATTATCTCATCATCTTCAATATCATATGTTATTTCATATAAAATTTGCCCATTTTGCCTTTTTATAGATAAAATAGTACAACTGGTAGTGTTATTATTTAAACACACTCTAGAAGCCCCATTTGTACCAAAGTCAATAGGATTTACAAATGTTAATGTTTCTTCTGATATAAGTTTCATTATTTCAAGTATTTCTTCATTTTTCCCAGATGTATATAATCTTGCATTTTTTACATTTATTGTATTAAAATATCCATTATTTTCAATTACAGGTTTCATTTCATATAAACCTTCTACTTTTTCACTTGTTATTGTCATTTTAGGCTCTTGGCCTAATAATTTTATTATATCTGATATATATATATTTTTTTGACTATCTATGCTCCAAAAAATATTCAATTTGTTAGATAAATCGTTCATTATTGTTTCTATTGTTTCCAAATAATAATTTACCAATATTATTCTATTATCCATATTTATTTTTTCTAAATTAAATCCATCATTTATTAAAGGCTCAAATATCAAATAAAACAATTTATCTGTTGTATATGTTCCATTTACTGAAACATATCTTTTTGTTGTTAAATTCATAGGACTTAATAATGTGAGTTCTATATCACATTCATCTTCATCAGTCTTTTTTTGTGTTAAACTTGCTTGGTCTAAAAATCCTGTATATTTTAATTCACATTCAGATAAATCCTCTTCACCTATCAAATTGCCTTGCCATATTCTTATTTCTTGAAACGCCATAGGTAATTGTTCCATACCTCTTATGCCAAAATCAGCTTTCACAGTTGAAAATGTAAGCTCATTACCACTTTTATTTAATTCTAATGTATCATATACTGGTAAAACTTCTTTTGATTGATAATAACCTTTAGCATACAAATATGGCACTTCTATCAATTCTGTTTCTCCTTCAGGTAATTCCTCTTCAATAGAAAAATATATCTTCGTTCCTTTTTTTATTTCTGCTGTAAATAAATAATATTTTCCATCATATTCCAAGTAATAATTTCCATAAGAATAACTTTTATTTGCTACAAATCTCAACAAATAATTATATTCATTGCTTTCAGTTGTTAAATCTGCAATAGGATATAAAACATTACTAGGATGAGCAGTAGTAAGAGGAGCAAAAGGTAAATATATATAACCTTCATATGAAAGACTTTCTACTACATCTATTCCATACTCTATTTTTCCTTTTTTACTTGTATTATATTCAACATATACCATTATCTAACACCTGCTTTCTTAAGTGTTTGTGATACAACTGGTGTAACTGCTTGTCCAACTTTTGTTCTATCCATTATTACATCAGCTTGAATATTACTATTTACAACTATTGTTTGCCCATAATTAGCTCTTAATGTTGCACTCGCATTAATATTACCTGTTTCTAAAGCAACTGCATTTTGCATTTTAGATAGAATATCATTACCAAACATATCAACTGATTTTAAAACTTTCTTTTTACTTGCTTCTATACCTTTAATCATACCTAAATCAAAGTTGACACCAATTTCCATTGTTGCTCTTGATGGCGACTTAATTTTAAGTATTTTCTTTAATCCATTAAGTACAGAACTACCAAATTCTCTTATCCTAGATAAAATCCAATCTTTAACACTTTTAATACCATTCCATAATCCTTTAACAAAATTTATACCAATATCTTTTATATCGCTAATACCTTCTTTAATTTTACCAGGAAGGCTCTTTGCAAACTCCTTGATTTTTTGCTTTGTTTCAGGAATTTTTTGTTTTATACCATTCCACAATTCCTTTATCATTTGCCATCCTGCTTTCCACATACCTACACTAGCTTGTATTAAAGCTTGTACCAACTGTTTTATTATAAACGGAGCTTGTTTTATCAAAGATTTTATAATCTGTGGAAGTGCCTTTACTAATCCTATAACTAATTGAATTGCACCTATTATTAATTGTGGTAAGCACTTCAAAAGTCCTCCAATTATAGCTGTAATTATTGTCGGTAAAGCTGTGATTAAAGCTTTAATTATTGTAGGCAGTGCTCGCACTAAAGCCATAATTATTTGAATTGCACCTTTAATTAATGGTGGAATAAGTACTGGTATCATACTCACAAGAGCTAAAACTATCTGTATTAGACCATTTATCAATGGTGGGATTAATACTGGAATTGAACTCACAAGAGAAGTGATTAAAGTTACAAGTCCATTTACCACCACAGGTAAAACCTGAGGAATTGCTGTAGTTATTGTTTGAATTAATTGTGGAATTATCTCTGTAAAAACTTTAATTATTTTTGGTAATACTTTGTTTATTATAGCTGGTAACTTACTTGCTATATCTGTAATAACCTTTGTGATTTGTTCTATTTTGCTAGTTATCATTTCAGACATCTTGTCTGCATCTCCACCTGATTTTTTGTAAAGAGCTATCATGCCACCTATAGCAACACCTGCTACTCCTAATCCAATCGCAAGCCCTTTATGAGCCTTTGCAAACTCTAAAACCTTTGATGCACTACCTTTTGCCTGTTCTCCTATAGAAGATAGCATATTTCCAACTTTGCTGTTTTGAAGTGCTGGAAATACTTTTTGTAAACCTTCAAATTTACTTTTTAGTTCTCCTACTCTTTCAACTACATTTTTGCCAATAGTTATTCCTGCCATTCCTAATTTAAATGCACCAAGCGCTCCTACTATCAGCATTATTGGAGTTCTTAATTTATATAATAATTCAATCATTTTAGGTATTACTTCTTGTGCTTTTTTTCCAACATCATTTATAAACCCTTTTACTTTATCAAGATTTTCTTGAATTGTTCCAATACCTAATTCTTCAAGCTTATCATTTATTGAACCAATTATATTAGCAACATTTTTAACAATAGCTGTTTTTATATTTTGAAAAGATGTTGCTATTCCTTCTGTTGCACTTTTTGCTTGCTTCTTGAAACTTGCAAAATTTGCTCCTCCTTCTTTATCAAGTCTTATGACTTCGTTATTGAAGTCTTCCATAGAAATTTTGCCATCTCGTAAAGCATCATACAAATCCCTTTGATTAGCGCCTGCACCTAGTAAAGACTTTGCTAATTGGTCCATTTGAGCAGGAGCTACTTCAACTAAAGACTGCCAGTTGTCCATTTCAACTTTACCTTTAGATAAAATTTTATTATATGCTTCATTTGCTCTAGTTACTTCATCCATACTTTTACCACTAGCAAGCAACATATCATTTACTGCAATAGCTGTTTTAGTACCTTTTTCCATGTTACCTAGTGTAGCTGTATAAGACTGTGCACTTGATACAATTTCATCTAAAGACGTAGGTAAACTTTCAATACCATCAGAAAGTTCATTTATACTTTTTTTAGCTTCATCTGTTGAATAACCTAAACTTTCCATTACTCTAGGATAGTTTTTCAAAGTATCAAATCTTTTTATTGCACTACCTAAACTATCTTTTATTGCGTTTAAACCAACACTAGCTATCTTTGCTATTCCTAAACCAGCAACTATATTTTTAATGGTGCCTCCACCTTTTTTTGTTTCTCCAGTTATTTGACTAATACCACTTTTAAAACCTTTTGTATCTAAAGTAGTATCAAATTTCAAATAACCTGCTGTTCCTCCCATTTGTTCTCCTTTCTATTATTTTAATGCTTCATATATCTTATTCCTTCGTACTTGGTCTTTTATTTCAGCTTCACTAGGTGGTAGTTTATAAAATTCTTTTAATTCTAGCATATCTTTATCCTTACCATCATAAGCCCTGTATCCTTTTATTTTTACAAATTCACATTCACTAGGTAGACTATTCCATATTGCTTTAAATTTCCACCAATGCAATTTATCTTTTGTTAAGTCTATTCTTCCATACATCCAAAAAGCACTCCAAATTAAAGCACTATCATGTTTATATGAAAAGACTTGCCCTGTTTTTATTGTTTTTGAATTTTTTTTAGGCTTATTTATATATTCTTTACCACAGGTATAAAACCATATAAACTTTTCCACAGCTTCATTAATAAGACCTTTTTCTAATATTAAATTAAAAGCAGGGTAGAAATTAAACAATGCTTTCATTACTGCACCATTTAAATCTTTGCCCTGCATTTCTTCTTCAAATTTAATAAATGTACGATAATCAGCATTAATAATAAATTTTTCCTTTTTTATTTTTACATACTGAGGTAATTTATCATAATACATTTTCTTATCTCCTATATCTATTATTATAATTATTTCTATACCCTTTGTTATAATTTCTTCTTTCAAATCTATTCATTTTATTATACATATTGTTATAAGTGTTTTCTAAATTATCTATTGGAGCCATTACGCTATTTGCATATAATTCTATCATTTTCATAAATATTGCTAATTCATGTGATATAGCCATTTTATCATAGCCTGCATCTTTTCTTATTTTATTTATTTCTTCAACTGCTCCATCACCTAAAACACTATCTAGCATTTTGTCCATTGCATTTATATCTTCTTCATTTTCTAATTCTTCAGTCTTTATTTCATCTAACTTATTTACATTTATTTCAAATACTTTTCCATATATATCTATTTCTAATTTCTTATCCGTATCTTCAAAACTTATCTTATTTATTTTATTATTCATTTATTACCTCTCTTAAATTAATTATACTGTAGGTGTAAATGTTTTAGTTGATACATTAAATGTACCATAAACGAAGTCTCCACCTTTAAGACTTCCTGATAATTGTTTTTGTTCTCCTGGGTCTCCATTAGCTTCAGTAATTGAAACTGTTTGAGTTATCTTTCTTGCTTGATATGTGTTTTCAGACCCTGTAACAGGTTGCCATAGATTTACAATATAATGGTCACGTTGTGCATCTTGTCCAACTTTTCTCTTAAACCAAATATCATAAAAATCTTCATATACTGCGTCTCCTTTTACCATATCCATAGTAATAGGAAATTCATTATTGAACCCTGTAACTTTAACTGTTACTGATTTTTGATGAATATATTGCTTTTCACTTTCAGTTGGATTTGAACTTTCAGTTAATTCAGTAATAACTCCACCTAGTGTAATAGTAGCACCTGTACTATCTCCAAAATAATGAGCTTCATCATACACCATTATATCTTGCAATTCTGGGTCATCAGCAAATCTTTGAATATTTAATTTTAACATCATTAATTCTCCTTTCTAATATTAAAATATAATTGTAAACTGTACACACTTTCAGAACCATCTTCTGACTCATCATAGGTTAAGGCGTTTGCACAGCTAACACTTATTACTTTTTTTCCTTCTTCTAATTCAGGAAATGTTTTATTTTTATTTTGTTCATCTAGCCAATCTGACAGGTTATCCAACCAGTCCAAATTCACTAGTTTTTGTTCATCAATTTCACTTTCACCTTTTAATAAAAGCATATAAGAATATTGTCTATACCAACCACGGCTAGTTATATATTTCAATGGTAAATTTTCAAATCCTGTTCTTTGTAAAGCTAAATTTTTAACAGAAGTACTAACACTATCATAATGTATTTTTTCAAATTGAGCTATTTCATTGATAGGTTCATATCTTTGTAACCATAAATTGATTTGTTTATCTAACTCTTTATTATCCATTTAACCTCCTTGAATATGCTATAGTCTGTGCTTTTATAGTATCTAGTTTATCAGCTTTCATTCTTTCAAACGGTCTAGGTCCGCGTTTACCTTTTAATTTATGTATTCTATGAGAATATGCTTGATAACTTGCATAAGGTACAGCTATCCAAACTTCCCCACTACCAGGATTACTAGCAAGTCTTATTGATTTTGCTTGCGTTCCTGTTTTATATGAAACATATTCTTGTAGATACATTATTACTTTGTTATCAATAAACTTTTGTGTTTGGTCAAAATTATTATTTAATTTATTTTCATAATTTTTATTCCATTCTATATAAGCACTACCAAATATATCATGTCCTTTAGCATCTTGTTTAACATATATTTTACCCTGAGGAAAACTTACTCTTTCAACTGTAGCCATTATCTTCCACCAATTTTTATATGATTAATTTCTTTTAATTCAGGAGCATCATAGATATTTTTGTCAATACTAGCTACTTCTATTACATTATCTTTACCATATTTTTGTTTTAATTCTGTTAAAGGAGCTTTTACAATATCATCAGAAACATTCATAAACACTATTACATCGCCTTTTTCACATTTCCAGGTATCATTATACCCTTCAATATCAAAAATCCTTATAAGAGCATTATCTGATAGGCTTGTGCCTGTTCTATTTCTATTTAATATAGATGTATTTCTAACGCTAGCTTTTAAATTATATCTTTCAGACTTATTATGATATATTGTTATATCTTGCAATAAATCATTTCTCATAAAAACCTCGTTAATTCATGCGGTAAATTGCCTAGTACATTTTTTTTAGCCTTAGCTATTGTATCTAAAGTATCTCCACCACCTGATATACTAACACCATCTATTGATACATTTTTTTGTCCAGAAGTAGATGTACCATTGTTGCTATAAAAATCACATAAAGCACAAGCAACATATTGTAATTTATATTTATCTTCATTACTCATTTTAGACATATAACCTTCTGTTAGAGTTCTATTGACATTTCTGTCTATTTCCCTACTTGCTTCTATTATATAAAGTGAAAAGAGGTCATCAGACAAACTGCCTTTATAAACATTTTTATAAAATTCATAGTCGGCGTAATTTATCATAATAAACCTCCTTCCTTTTTATTTATCTTCTTTATCTTTTTTTTCTTTTTTCTTTTCTTCAACTAATTCATATTTATCTGGATACCTTAGCATTCTATTTGCTTGTTCTTTTTCTTCAATATTTAAAATATTATTATTACTTTTATCTAATATTTTCATACTAAGCTTCTTTTACTTGAATGCCTCTTAATACACCAGCTTTAGTTGAATTCTTAAGAACTACACCTGCTACAAGTTCAACTTCACCATCTTTTACTGCTCCTGGAGCATTTAAATCAGGCATAAAGCTTTGAATTACTTTAGAACCAGTTGGTGAAATTCCGTGGAATGCATCTAATCCAATCTTAACAGCATAAAGGTCTGTTTTTCCTTCTTCTGTCTTAATGATATTTTGAGTAGTAGTACCATTATAATATTTACCTACATCTATCATAGGAATATCATTGTAATATTCTACTGTTCTACCAAATTCATCTCTTTCAGCTTTGAAATATCCTGCTCTACGAGCTGCGCTTCTCATCTTAGTTAATAAATCTTCATTCATTAATAGCATTGATGGCTTATCAGCAAGCTTAGTTAAGAATGCGTCTACTTCATCAAGTAAAGCATTATAACCAGTATCCATTTTTGCACTTGTAGATACATCTACTGCTGATGTAATTTCAGTTTCAGTACCAGTTAAAATTTTATCAAGCCCATCAAAAGTATTAAGTACTCCAGAACCTGTACTAGCACTATTACCATTAATTACTAAATTATGGAATTCATTTGAAGTAGCTTTAATTTTTTCTTGAGCTTGGAATGCAAGTTCATCTACTGCTCCACTTGTTCCGATTAATACACGGTCAATTTGAAATTTACCACCCATAATTATAGCTTTAGAAGTTTTTTCTTCTCTTTTAGCTTCTCCTGGTGTATATTCACTATTAATTGTTCTTACACTTGCAGTACTTGGAGTTTTTAGTTGTACATAACCATAAGCTAGTGTACTTCCTCCTGTTCCTGGTGAAATAGCATTATCAAATACTAAATTGTCTAGTAATAAACTAGAACGTCTAAATTCATCAACTACATTTTGGTCAACTTTGTCAGCCATACCTACTTTAGCTTCTGCTAATGTTATCATATTTTATCTCTCCTTCTTTAATCATATTTTGCATGAAGTGCTCCCGTTAATGAAGTCACTTCGTTAGGCTTACCAGTATTGTTATGGTCGCCTCCTGTTTTTACTGCTGGATTATCTTCTTTCTTTTCTTCTTCAAATAAATAACCATGACTTTCTTTTATAGTCTTTATTTGTTCATCTAATCCAGACACTTCATATTTGCCATCTTTTTCTTCATACTTTAATTCATCAGCTTTTAACATATTTTTAATTATTTCTATGTCTTTAGCTTTTGTATTTTTTAAAGCATTTTCAAGACTAGCATTTTTTTTGAAAGTTTCAATTTCTTTACTACCTTCTGCTTTACCTTTTTCAAATTCTTCTTTTTTAATAGCTTCTATGTCTATATCAGCATTAGCTTTAATTTTTGAGTTAAGGTCTTCAATTACTCCTTCTTTTACTTTTAAATCATTTTTTAAAGTGTCAATCTCTTTCTTATTCTTTTCAATTAGTTCGCCATTTTTTTTCATTACCTTATCAATGATTTCTTTTTTAGTTGTTTCATCTTCAATTGAAGTTAGTAAATCTTCTACAAACTTTCTATTCATATTTTCTTCCCTCCTACGATTTTTATACGTGTATTTCTTCACATAGATTTTAGAAAACGTTCTTTTTTTACGTTGTGAGCCAACATTTAAAAATAGTTTCCTATTTCCAGTTTAATTTTAGCAAAAAAAAAGAAGTGTGTCAAACACTCCTTTTATTACATTAATTCTATTATAGCTATTATAGTAAATAAAGATATTATTACTAATACGGTCAATATAAATTCACCAATTGTTCTTAATAAATTATTTTTTTTATTATTTACCTTTCTATTTTTTTTCATAAATTCTGGAACATCTATATCTTTATATTCTTCCATTATTATCACTTTCCTTTCTTATTTACGTATTAATTATACTATATTTTTTTAATTTTGTAAAGTATTTTTATTAAATTTATTTAAAAAATAACAGATTACTTATTGTAACCTGCTTTCCATGTTTGAAAATAATCTACTTCTAAGTTATTACTTTTACAATATTCTCTATACTTCTTTTGAGCTAGTCTTAATTGCAATTTTGCTTTTTTTGTATTATCTCCACTTGCTATATTGTCTTTTTTACTTCTGACTTGCCTAGCAAAATAATTCGCCTTTTGTTGCATTTTATAATTTTTAATTGTATCACTATAACTTAATCTGTCATCATGACTTTCAACTTTTGCAATCGTGTTTTCAAATTCAGGTTGCCAATCATAATTTACTATATGATTGCAATTGTACTCTTCTGTTAAATATTCATAAGCTTCAAATTTTTTTAAACTCATTGTAACTCCATCTATTACATGATGGCTAGGTCTACATTTACTACTATGCCCTATTACAACACAATTAGCATCTATATCTTGCCCTACTTGTTTAGCTAAATCTGTGGCTATTCTTTGTATTCCTGTGTATAATGCCCTTTTTACTGCTACATCTAGTTGTTCCTGATTTCCTGCACTATTTGTTAACGTTATTCCTTTTTCTGCTAAATCTCTAACTGCATTTTTTATTGATGTTCCATAATCATAAGCTCCTGTTGTAACTTCTTTATATACTTTATCAATTGCTTTTATATAAGTTCTTTTTGTTTTATAAGCAACAGAACCTGTTAAATTATTTAAGCTTTTATTCCCTTCTCTTATAGCATAATCTAAGATATTCACCATACTATCACTTAAAGCATAATCAATTCCTTTAGCTTCATACAAAGGCTTATACCCTTTCATTTCTGTATCAGCTATATCATCAAATAAATTTTGTATTTCTTTTTTCCTTGCTGGAGTTAATTCATTTGTCTTTTTCAAAGCTTCTTTAAATATTCTATTACCACCCGATTTTTTGAGTGTTATTATTTGTGAACGTGTAAAAGACGAAATATCTCCGTCCTTTTTTAATTGTTTAATAATTGTTTTTGTTAAATCTTGATTAAGTTCTTCATACATATTTACTATTTGATTATTAGTAAATCTTTCCATATCTTTAGGAGTTATCATAGACTACCTCCTTATTTTAAGGCTTTTATCTTTTTTTATTTTTTTATGTTCCTTTTCATATTTTTTTTGATATGCTTTTTTTATTTGACTTCTTTTTGTTTTTGCTTCCTCTGATATTTTTTTTCTACCTGCTTTTACACTTTCATTGAATTGTTCTTTTTTGCTAGCATAATCTTCTCTTATTTTTCCTAGCTGTTCTTTTAATTGTCCTCTTAGCTCTGCTTTTTGATTATTAGACAAACTTTTATTTTCATTTATTTGTTTCATTTTTTTTTGAATATCAGAAAGCTTACTGCTTACTTCTTTTTTCATTTGTTCTCTTTGTTGCTTAACACTAACAGAATATTGTTCTCTTTTGTTTTTTGTATCTTCTGTATGTTTAGCTAGAGCCTGTTTTTGTTTTTTATTTATTCTGCTTTTTACATAAGAACTAGCTTCTTTTTGTTTTTTAGAAAATCCTGCTGTAGATGTTTTACTTCTTTTACCTTTCAATTTTTTATGTTTTTCATAATATTCGTGTGCTTTTTTAGCATCATAATATTCAGATTTATACGCCATTATTCCTCATCCCCTAGCATTTCTTCAGTTTCAGAAAGCATTGCATCTAAATCTGTCATATCATCTTCAGTAAATTCTTCATCTGGTTCTTCCTCATCTTCATACTCTTCTTGGAATAATTCACCACTTTCTTCATCTTGGATAAGTTGTAACTCTTTCAAAGCTTCCTCTTCACTCATACCATAGAATTGCATCAAGTAACCTGTTTTACTTCTTAAACCACCAGCAATTTCTTCCATATATTGTTGCTTTTGGTCTTCTTCACTTTGTAAAAATCCATCTTTATCAATTAAATTAATTTCATCATTTTCATCTAAATCTTGTTTAAATAATAATCTACCTAATAAAAGAATAGCTCTACAAATTCCTACTGCATAATCATTTACAGAAGCCCTGTGCTTTTTAGCATTACCAACTAAATCTCTATTATCAAGTATAACTTGTGTTGCTGTAGCTACAGAACCACCTTCAAATTTATAATAACTTTTACCTAATCCTGCTTTAAATGCAAGTAAATTAAGTGCAAAGTTTAATCCATTTTCATTGTCTGTTTCTCTTAAATCAGGATTAAATTCATGTATATACTCTTTATCATTTATACTTTCTGCTTCATCTCCTACTATCATAAATTGTTGCTTAGTTATATCATCAGGATAGATAGGAATTTCTTCAATTATTGTTTCTCCTGTTTCAGCATCTGTATATCTTTTAGCCTCATATCTAACTAAAGACTTATTATAAAATACTTTTTTACCACCTAAGTAATAATCCATAACAAAGTTATTATACGCTATATCAACACCTTTTAATTGGTCTATAGCATTTGCAAATACACTTATACCAAGTCCATTATTATTTTCTATGTTGTTTACTATTTTAGGTTCTAATAAATTAAATAAAGGTATTTCAGAACCTGTTGTATAACTACTTAACACACCACTGTTTGTTCTTTCTTCTCCTTTTTCATTTATATATTTATTTTCTACTTTGTAACCATCTTTTGTTAGTGTATGTATTTCTATATAATATACATTTTCACTTTCTATTGTGCTTGTGCTTATTAATGCTACATCAACTATTTTCCCATCTATAACTTTTAAAGGTATTACTTGACTTGCATCAACACTAACTAATTTATATTTTGATTTTTCTGTAGGAACTAATTCCCCATTTTGTATTTTTACTTCGTCAACTCTTAATACTGTACCAACTGTACCACTCCAGAAAGCTGTTTCAATGTTATCAGGAAGTAGCTCATTAAATTTAAGCTCTTTTAATACTTTGTCTAAGTATTCTTGATTGCTTTCATTTTCACATACAATAGTATCACGTTCTGTATATAATATACTGCTCCAATCTTCACATAATCTTTTTGCCATACCTAGCTTATACATTTCATGTTTTGTTCCATTTTGGTCGTGATATTCGTGAAAGTCTTTATTAAAATTTTCAAACCAACTTTTCCAAATATCAATATTAGCATAATAGCTTGTCATAGGATTGTATCCTAGACTTTTTAAATACTTAATTACCACACTATTCTCACTCATTTTAACCTCCTATTAGTGTTTTTAATATTCTTTTATACCAGTTTTCTATACCATAATTAAAGGCATCAACTGTGTCTATATCTGACGTAAAGTCGTCAAGCCATCTATCATCTGTGGCATCAGGGTCTTGTACTGCTTCTTGTAAAGCTCTTCTTATTAGTTTTGTGTCTTGTTCTACAAATTTTATTTTGTTAGTCATAAGTAACATATTTATAGCATATATTCTACTTGATATAGGTGTTTTAATACTATCTTTAATTGGTATATGAAAACCTAATTCATCTAAAACTTCTTGTAATGCACTTATTAAAATCTTTTCAGCACAATCTGCCCATATATAATCTATCTTTCCATATTTTTCTAATATAAATAGTATATGTTTCTTAAATGCTTGTTTTAATTGTTGTAACTTTTTATGTATATCATCAACTATCTCTGTCCTATCACTTCTTAAAACTGTTATTCCATAATAACTTCTAGGTATTGATGATGTTACAAACGAATGAGCAGAACCATTTCCACCGAAGTCTACTCCTACACTAATTATACCACCACTTGCCTCTTTAACCAAGAAATCTTTTTCTCTTTCTATTAATGGTGTAAATAAAAAACTTTCATTTGCAACTCTTTTTCCTAGTATATCTCTTTTATACCATATACTAGTTTTATCATAAGTAGCTAAATTTCTTTTTAGCTTTTCATTAGATATAGATAAATTATCAAATATATTAAACTCTTCATAATTAAATCCATAATTAGAGTCTTTCTTTTGTTGTTCCTCATGAAACTTTAGATAATCTTCATAATACCAATGTTTAGGTGCTTTAGGATTCAAATCATGGAATATCTTTCTATCACTACTTGCTAATGTTCTGTCCTCTACTTCTTTTAAAAATGAAGGGTCGCATTCGTTAGCTTCTGTTACATAAGCCATACCATAAGTATTACCTTTTATTGTTTTATATGAATTAGCTTTACCTCCGCCTACTACTAAAAGTATCTTTTCTCCTTTAGCTGTATCTATATAAAGACAATCTCTATTCTTATATTTTCCTTCCCTACATCTGCCTGCAAAATAGTTGAGTATTCCATATCCATCACAATCTAATATGTTAAGTCTAGCTGATGTACTATCATAACCAGCAACTAAATGTAACTTGTCTTCATGATTTTCTAAAGCTATACAAAAAGCCAACCCGTTTGTTACGTTCTTAGCTCCACGTTTACCACCATGTGCAACATTTAACCAACTGGATTGACATTTATTTATATAATTTGTTTGTTTCACACATAAAGGAGCCAATTCATTAAACATTATTTATTCTCCTATAATACATCTATATCTTCCTCTTTTCTGTTAGGCTTAGGATTATTTATTAAATTAGCTATATTATTTATGTTGTTATTTATTCCTTTTATACCATCATCAGTATATTCTACTTTATCTTTTTGTCCTAAATATTGTTTACCTAAAAATATCGCCATTGATGCACTTTTTTCTGCTAACTTATATTGTAATCTTCTTAAACTCATTTTGCCACTATCAATTCCTTTTTTATAAATACGACAAAATTCTTCATCTCTTTGTAATGTTCTAACGGAAAGTTCTAAAAAATTAGCTATCTCTTCTTGAGTACATTGTATATTTGCTAACTTTTCAACTGCATTATAATCTATTTCTTTTTTAGGTCTTCCTGCCATTTACATCACCTCTTTAATAATTTCACTATATGAATAATACATAAAGCACCATTTAAAAACCATACAGCAAACGCTCCTATAAATATTCCATATACTACAAAACATATAGCGCCAATTATATTTACTAATCTTATTTTAGTTTCACCTTTCATTAAAAAACTTATAAGTACAATTACACTTGCTATTGTTCCTAATATTTCCCAACTCATAGTGTCATCTCCTTTTTAAAAATAATATCTAACAACCTACTATATCTATTTTTTTAATTTCCTTTTTTTCTAGTCAATAGATAGAAAATAGGTGTATCAAGCATTGCTAGTATAAATTTAACTAGGTATTGTCCTACAAACATATTAAGAAGTGCAACAGGATTATTCCATAACCATCCAAATCCTATTCCAAAAGCAATTCCTATAAATACAACTGTATCTATTATTTGTGACGTCATAGTACTAGCATTATTCCATATCCATCTTTTCTTTTTATTTTTTTCATCTTTACTTAAAAATTTATTTCTAATTTTGTGAAAAAACCATACGTCCCAACTTTGTGACATAAAGTAAGCTACCAAGCTACCAACTACAAAAATAATATTTTGTCCTAGTAGCATATTATAAGCGTTTTGCATAGCAGGGTCTGTTGCTGGTAGTTTTTGTGTTAAGATTATTAATAGAGTAGCTATTAATTGAGCTATAAACCCAAAAATAACTGTTCTATTTGCTTCTTTCTTTCCCCATATTTCACCAATTACATCAGTCATTAAAAAAGTTATTGCATAACATAGTGCCGCTCCTGGTATAATAATAGAAGCACCACCAATTAAAGATATTCCTGTATTTATTGTTTTTGCTGTTACTACATTACTTATTACCAACGACACAGCAAAAATCATTGACAATAAAATTAAGTTATTAGTTGTTTTTTTCATTTATTTTCCTCCATAGTTTTTTATAGTAGGTTGTTGCATACTACTTTTTTATTCATACCCTACAGGGTCTTCTACATTGTTTTCTTTAAATGCTTTTAATCTATCAATACATGTTCCACATTTACCACATTGTTTTTCTTTACCTTCATAACAACTCCAAGTTAATTCGTATGGAACTTTTAATTCTAATCCTTTTTTTACTACTTCAGCTTTATTCATGTTTATTAATGGTCTATTAATAGATATTTTGTTATATGTGCCAAGCTGTATTGCTCTGTTCATTGCATTTGCAAATTCAGGACTACAGTCTGCATAAGCACTTCCTGCTGCATCATCTGCATGTGCTCCATAAAATATCTCTACTTCTTCATCAGGAAATAAACTATCTGCATAAGCTGTTGCTATTGATAATAATAAACCATTTCTAAAAGGTACATATGTGTCTACTCTACCTTTATCATTCGCTTTAACTTGTTCTTCATAACTTGTATGTTGTATATCTTTGCCACCTTTAACTAAACTACATACATTACTAGCATATTTCATTATATTTGAAATATCTTCTTCAATATGTTTAATTCCATAATAATCTGCTATTTCTTTTGCACATCCTAGTTCTTTATCATGTTTTTGTCCGTAATACAATGATGCTGTTATTACATTTTCTTTTCCATGTTTATCTATTGCTATTCCAATACAAGTTGTACTGTCTATTCCTCCACTACTTAATACTAATGCTTTCATAATTCCTCCTAATAATATTTATCTGCGTATTCACTAAATTTCGTCCACTCTATAAAATTATTAATTGCTGTATCTTTACTTTTTACTTTCTTCCCTTCAGGCTTGTTATATTTTTTTAAAGTGTTTTTCTCAAATTTATATATACTGCCAAACATATTACCAGACGTCCAAGCAGTGCTATCAACAGAATAAAAATGGTATTTATGTAACAATTTTAAATTAGTAAATCCAAGTCCGTGTACTTTACATTTGTTTTTTTTTGCTATTTCTAAAAGAGGTTTAAAATATTTATATTCTTTTTGTTTTATTTCTTTAACTACTATTCCACCTATTGCAACATAATCATATTCTTTTGTCATTTTTTTCCAATATTCAAGCCCTCTTGACTTGTGCCATACGGGAATGCATTTTTTATTTGTCAATGTTTCTAGTTTATTTCTCAACCTTTCTACCTCTTTAATTCCTACTATTGCGTCAATATCTAATTCAAAAAAATATTTTATATCATATTTATTGATAAAGTCAGCATAATTTTTTATGTATTCATCCCAATTAACTTTTCCTTTAAAGTTGTTCATAAAAGTAAATGCTCCACTATCTAATAAAATATTTTTATATTCTGGTAGTAGTTGTTCTGTTTTTTTTGTCATATAATAATAACTTATTAATATAGGTAGATGTTTTTTGTTTTTTTCTTTTTCTAATTCTTTGTATATATAAATATTTAAGCCGTGTTCTACTCCAGCAAGAAAGACTTTCATAATTCTATTTCCTTGTTGCAATACGGACAAATTATAGTGTTCTTTTTTTCTTCTTTCGGTTCATTATTCTCTTCAAAAAAATCATCTAAATTAACATCTTCTGTTTTTATAAAACCAAAATCTTCCATATCTATATTTAAAATATCTTCTATTTCTTCATCTAATAAATCAAAATTCCAACTTGCTTGTTCAGACACTTTATTATCAGCTAATCTAAATGCTTTTACTTGTTCTTCTGTTAAATCATCAGCAACAATACAAGGAACTTCTTTTAAACCTAATTCTAAACTAGCTTTATATCTAGTGTGTCCTGCAACTATTACATTATTTTTATCTAATACTATAGGAACTTTAAATCCGAAATTTGATATACTCTTTGCTACATATTCTACTGCATCATCATTAAATCTAGGGTTATTTTCATAAGGTTTTAACTCATCTATTTTTTTATTTACTATTTGCATTTAATATCTCCATTTCTAAATAATCTTTTTTATCTTCTACATATATATGTGTTATTTTATTTATATATTTTACATTATCATCTGGTATTTTTTTTGCTTTTACTAATCCATCTATTATATTTTTAGGAAACCTCCCATCCAAATCAGCTATTTTTGACTTCATGTGCCAATAAAATGTTAGTTGTATAGGATATTTGTCTATCTTTGGTATCTTGCTAAAATATAAAGCCGATAATTGAGTTTCCTTTTGTTTTGTATTGTTTGCTTTATGATAATTTGTTCTACATTCATTTATATATGTATTTAAACTTTCAAACTTATAATCAATTATTATCTTCATCTTTTTCTATCTTTTTAGGTTTTTCTTTTAATTCTTCACCTTTTTCTACAAATCCTGCATTGTATAACACTTCATATCTTCCTCTTGTTAAAATTATAGGTTCATTTTCTTCATAATACTTGTTATTATCTGCACTATCATTAAATGCTTTAATAACTTTTGTTTTTACTTTATAATTTTTCATATTTTATTACCTCCTAATATAAATTATATAATATTTTACTTTTTACTGCAAATTAAAAAAAGAGTAGACCTAGCAAACTACTCTTTAAGATTTCAGGAATCATTAATGAAAAATAAAATTATATACTTTATGCTAGGTTTTAAAACATTGTCAAACACACGCCCCAAACTCACAATGTTTAAAAGAAACCTAAAGAAGAAAGTGATAATTAAGTTTCTTTATAAGAATAATAGCTTACAGATAGCTTACAGAGTGTAAAAAATGCACTATTGTAAAAAACATAACACTTAAAAAAACAATTTAATTGGCGTTTTAATTAATTATATTATATCACTTAAAGATAATTTTTGCCATACCTATGTCTAAAGTCTTCTTTTGTTTTACCATAATATTCGCACCATCTTTTTTCTGCTTCTTTTTTTACCATTAAATCAAATTTATGCCCTTTTTTCCCATGTACTCCATAAGTGCCTTCATGCATCTCATAAGTTAAAAATACTACAAGTCCGTCATCAATACTTTTTTGTCTGTTTCTAACTCCAAAAAATGCCTCATGTCTATATGTACCTAAATACCTTTTATTTCTCCAATATGGAGAATTATCAAGCATTATACAGAACTCTTCTTTTTTCATTCTTTTATTAATTCCCATAATTTTTCATCTGAATTCTTTAAATTTCTAATCATAAACTCTAAAAATTCAATACTATCTTCTTTGCCATTTCTTTCATAATAATATTCTCTTATCATATCAATTAAATTTTTTAGTGTTTGTACATCTTCCATATTATTCTCCTTATTAATTAAATCCTTCTTCATACTTTACAGCTTCTGACCTTTTCTTTAATGCATTTATTTTTTCTTCTATTGTCTTATAAGCATTTTTATATCTTTCTAAACTTTCCTCTTTTTTAGCTAATTTTTCTATATCTTCACTACACATCCTTGTTGCTAATGCTTTAAAATAATCAAGAGCAGGAGCTTTACCATATTTTTCTGTATTCCATCTTTTTCTTTCTTCTGTTGTATTAATAGCTTTATCTATTTCAATAACTGTTTTTAATTCAATAACATCTTTTTTTAATCTAGCTATTATTTCTCCTATAATATAATTTAAATTAGCAAACAATTCTATATTATAAGAATATTCATACATTGTATTACATTCATTAATCATAGTTTTATATAAATCTTGGTATAATTTTTCTAATTCTTTTTCAGTTGCTTTTCTTATATTAAATGGATTAAATAAATATAATTTTTTATTTTGTTCTTCCATTAAGTTCACTCCTAGCTATTAAAAAATTTTTTTTAAACATTGTTCTTTTGTATTGCTCATTTTGTTGTTTTCTTATTTCAAAGGCTTTTTCAACATCAGGCGTTTTACAAGCTACCTCTCGCATAAATTTACCTTCTATAATTTCTTTTTTTATTGCTTTATAAATATTTTCCATTTTTATTCTCCTTTTATTATATAAACTACTGTTATTATTGTAAAACATATTATTCCTGTTATTATTATTGCCACCATATTATACCTCTTTTTTGCTACTTAAAAACATAACTTTTTCAGCTAGTATATAATCTTTACTTCTTTTACCATTTTCTGTTTCATAGACTTCATGCCTTAAACTACCCTCTATTCCTATCATATCACCTTTTCTACAAAATGATGCAGTATTTTCTGCTATATAACCATAAGCTGTTACGTTTATAAAATCTGTTTCATATTGCCCTTCTGCATTTTTATAATCTCTGTTTACTGCTATTGTAAAATCAACTGTAGCTTTTCCATTTTTAGTATATCTTAATTCTATATCTTTACATAATCTCCCAACTAACACTACTCTGTTCATATTTATTCCTCCATATATTTCCATTCATACCCATAAGCTGTATGCCTTTTACCACTACAGCATTCTGATATATGTCCTCTTGCATATCCTTTTTTTCTTTCTATTTCATTTAAAGAATTATATTTTTTTATTAATATACCATTTTTGTATTGACCTACTGCTTTTGTATGATATCCTTTTTTTTGTTTTTTAAATAATTTTAATATATTCATATTACATCACATTTTTTTAATAAATCTTTTATTTCTTTTTCACTCTTTCTTTCTATTTCAACAAATTGTCCTAAATCTTTTTTAGGTAGCCATATACAAGCTAAGCCATCAAATTTTTTTCCACTATGTAAATATAAATAGGCTTTTTCATATAATGATAACTGACAACTTAAATATTCTTTATCTAATTTTGCAGTTGCTTTAATATCTATTAAATATCTTTTACCATTGACTTCAGCTATCATGTCAAAAGTGCCTGCATAAATGTCTTTGTAATGGACTATTTGTTCTTGTTCTAATACTTCTATGTTGTACTTGTCTTTTAGCTTTATATATTGATTAAAGCTAGCTTCTTGTATGTAGTTTAATGTTGTTGTTATTATTCCTTTTTCATATTCTTCTATATACTTATGTAATTGAGTACCATATTTACTTTTTCTTTTTAAAATGTCATCAGGAACATTTTTATATTTATCAGGGAACATCTTTTGTAGTATTTGAGTAACACTTGGTATTATGTATAAATCATCATACAAATAAAGATGTCCCTTTTCAATAAATTCTACCATTATTCTACTTTAATTGTTACGCTTCCAGCTACTTCACTTGTTTTTGAATATTCTTCATAAATTTCAGGAAGTTCTGCTTTTAATCTTTTACTATCTATTCTTTTGCTTACTGTAGGTTTTTTATATACAACACTAAATCCTTCTTTTAAAATATTTTTTTTACCTGTTATTTCCATTGCATTTTTTAATAATAATTTTACTTCTTTTTCTTTTAATTCCATTTTTAATTGTAATTTTTTAAATTTCTTATATTCTTCAATAAAATCTTGATTTATTACTATTTCATTATTTTTAATTTCTACTAATTCCATGTATCTTTTCTCCCTTTTTAAAATGGTACTTTTTATCTGCTCTTTTCATTTGTTCTTTTTTTCTATTTTTTCTTTCATCTTCTGTTAAATTTGTTAAATCTTTTCTTTCTCTTAATTCTTCTAGTATTTTATTTGTATATTCTTTATCAAAATTATAAATCTTTGCTAATTTTAAAAATATATCTTTTGATGGTTTTGCTTTACCTTTTTCATATTGGCAAATTAAAACTGCAGATGTCCCTATCATTTTTGCAATATCTCGCTGTGTATATTCTCTTAGCACTCTACTAATATATAATTTTTTACTTAGTTTCATCTTTTTTTGTTCTTTTCTTTTTTTGTACGCTCTTATTTTTTTCTATCTCTTGTTTTGCTAATTCCATTCTCATTTTACTTTCTTCAATATGTTGGTCTATTTCCTCAATCCATTTTTTATTCCTTTTATTATCATTTACACACATTATTAATTGTGTAATTATAAATATTAAAAACATAAATATTGCTATTATATAAAATATTGTTTGTATCATTATTTTTTCATCTCCTCTATTTTTATAATCCCTTTTTATTAATTATTTCACTAGCTTGTTTTATTGTTAATTCTGTTATACTTCCTATATTGTATTTTTTTAATACTTCATTATAGTCTACACCTAAATTTCCAATATATTCTAGCTGTTTGCTTGTTGCTTTAGGTTCTTCCTTTTGCTCATATACTGGTATAGATTTATTTAAACTTTGTGCATCATCATCTTCTGTAGCTAATCCAAAAGCCATTAGTAAACTATATCTTCTTGCATAAGTAATAGCAGACCCTTGTTTTTGTGCTGGATTATCATTGCCATATAAAGTAGCATCTACTATTCTAGCTCCTCTTAAAGGTTGTTGTTCTTTACCATCAATTATTTTAACTGTCATTATATAATCGCTATCATCTATTCTGTCAATATATTGATAATAACTAGCTCCTATACTTTCTAAATACTCATGTATTTGTGCTATATCTACATACTGATAAGAATATTTCCCTCCACTTTTTGTTGGTATATCTGCTGTTTGATTTTTCTTTACTGTATTTGCCATTCTATCACTTCCTTCCTTTTATTTATAATTTAATTATACTATATATTTTTAATTTTGTAAAGTATTTATTTTAAACTATTCCATATTATTTATTTTTTCTATTATTTCATTGATTTTATCCATTAAGCAATTTTCATTTTTTAATATTTCTTTTATAAATTGTTTGTTATCTTTAATATCTTCTTCATCAGGTATACTATTATGATATTTTAATTTTTCTATCTTATTATTATCTTCTTCTATTATTTCTACTGTGTCGTTTAAATCTTCAAGTACTAAACATTCTTCAAATATTTCGTTTAACTCATCACATCTATAACAAATTCCTTTCGTTTTTTCTCTATAATATAAATGTTCTTTATATATAAATTTTTTTGGTAATTCCTTACCCTCTGCTATCATATTTAATAAATCTATTATCTTTATTTCTTTATTCATCTTTTACCTCCTTGCTTTCTAAAATAATTTCGTTTTTTAATAAATATTCTATTTTATTTTTTAATGCTGTTTGATAATCTGTATTTCTACTTGAATACCAACCACCAGTTCCTCTAAACTTATAATCATTAGGATTGAAAGTTATATAATTACCATAAGCATATTCTATTGAATAATTACCACCACCATTAATCTTCCCATATTGTATTAATTCACTTAATGTTTTATTGCTATTTAAAATATAGTTATCTAATTTCATATATTATTCTCCTATTTTTTCTTGCAAAAATGATATTTTAAAAGGTTCACAATTTATTGTTATTACTTCCATATCAGCAGTTGGTGTGCAACCAAATTCATATTCATTTGCTTCTAACTTAAAAGGTTTTATATTTGCATTAATATTACATTCAATTGATTTTAAATAACCATTGAATCTTTTGTTTATTTCTTCAACAGCTTCATCTATTCTTTTTCTTTCTATTTCAATTTCTGCACGATATCTATGTAACTTATCTTCTCTATATCTGTCAGTTGCTCTTTGTTTAACCTTTTTAATATTTTTACTAAGTGTTTTTTTACTTATCATAAACCCTAACGGCATTTTATTTTGTTCTTTTAAATAACTATCTACTGCTTTTTCAATATATTGTTTTTCTTCTTCTTTCCAATCTAACATTATTTATCATCTCCTTTTAGTTTTTTTAATAAATTTTTTCTAAAGTTTAATAAGCATTGTTCATCTTGTTCACAAAACACAACATAACCTCTTTCTATACTTTCTATTGCTTCATCTATAATATTTTTATATCTTTCTAGTTCTTGTTGTTGCTTTTTAATTATTAAATCTTGCGATAAATATTTTGATGAAAATTCATTTACTTTTTTTGAGTATTCTTCTAAATATTTTTCATTGTATTTTACATCAAATTTTTTTTCAAAAGGCATTTCAAACTCATAATCATTGGCTACACCATTTACTATTTTATTCACTATTCATCACTTCCTTTTAATTCTTTTAGTTTATCTAAATAACCTATTGCTTTTTCTTTTTGCCATTCTGCCCTATAATAATGAACCGAATAGTTGCCTTGTTCTTCTCCAATAAATCTATTCATATATTCAGTTGATTTGTTTATATCGTAATTTAAAAACTTTTCTAACTCATCTACTATATTTTTATATTTATCTAGTTCATCTTGATACTTCATATTTCTATCTATTAAAAAATCGCGCAATTCTTTTAATCTAGTATAAGAACAACCATATTCATTATCTAACCATTTATCTATTTCTTCTATATTCACTATTCATCACTCTTTCCTTGTAATATGTTTAATAAAACTGCTACACTACCTCTAAAACTTGTTATTTTATCTGGAAATCCATAAAAATTAAGTTCTACTTCTTCACTTTTTTCTTTTATATATTCTATTGCTTTCTCATTTCTTGTTTTTAAAATATCTCTATCGTTTCTTAATGAAGTGTTTAATGTCGATAATTCGTTATTCTTTTTAAAATAATAGTCTTTTTCTTCTTGTAAATTAGTTATGTAATCTAACAATTGTTTAAAATCATTACCAGATACAATATCTTGAACATATTCTAATTGTTTTGTTTTTTCTTTATAATCTTCCCATTTATTATTTATATTATCTAATATTTCTTTTATTTCATATTCCATTTAATCATCACCCCTTTGTAATACATCATGTCTTTTAAAATATTCCATTATATTTGATGTTCTCATCATTGCTTTTAATTTTTCATTTTCCTCTTGTAAATTATTTATGTAATCTAATAATAATTTAATTTCATCTAAATCTAAATCGTAACTTCTATCAATCACAATTACTCTGCCATCATAGCATTCATCTGAAGTTGTAGGATTATCTAACACTTCTTTAAATCCATCTAATATTTCTTTTATTTCATCTTTCATTTAATCATCACCACCCATTGAACCAACTATTATTATTGCTAGTATTATAAGTGCTATTATTCCATATATTAATCCTATTGTTTTCATTTAATCCTCCAATAATCTTTCTTTTAACTTGTAAATTTCTCTTTGTTGTTTTTCTACCCTTTTTGTTAAATTATTATTTTCTTTTTTTAGTTTTTCATTTTCTCTTTCTAATCTTGCTATTTTACCGGCTGTTTCTATAGTTAAAAATTCACCTTTCATTCTTTCACCTTTTTAGTTTTTTTCTTTTTAGGCATTTCTAATTCTTTTATTCTTTCTTTTAATTTTTTTATTGTGTTGTCTTTTAAATCTATTTGTTTATTTTTATAATCAATATCTGTTCCTTTATCTAATAATTGTTGTGCCCATTCTTTTGTAGCCTCTTCAAACGTTTCTCTTTGTATTTTATTTTCACTTTCTAAAGTATTAATTCTTTTTCTTAATTCATGTATTTTTCTTTTTAATTTTATATATTCAAACATTATCTTTACCTCTTTCCGAATTGTTTTACCGAAATAAGATGTTTACCATTTTTACAGTATAATCCCTTTTCAGCTACATAACATTTACTAGCTATACCTTTTTTATCATTCATTGATATATATCCATATCCCCAATAATCTCTTTTATAAACATAAATTATAGCTGTTACTATAACTAAAACATTTAAAATTATTAATATCTTACTTCCTAATTTTATGTATTCCATAACTTATCACCTTATTATTGATTTTACTTATATTTATTTATTATATTTTTTGCTTCTTCATTATCATATTTTTGAACTTGTATATCTTCATAAAACCATTTAGGAACATCTTTTTTATTTTCTATCCGTGTAACTTTATTTCTTTGCTCCCAGGTTCGTACACAAGCTTTCCAATCTTTCATTTTATTTTTTCCTACCATCCAATCTTTACTTTCATAAAAATCATAAAATGCTTCAGCATTTATGCTGTTTTTTCTTTCTATGCAATACTCATTTATTTCTTCTATAGTAGGTTTTTTAAATATTTTTCTTTTTATATTTTCTTTATTATTATTAATTATATTATTATCTATATTATTATATATATTAATATCTTTAATTTTCTTTAAGTCTGCCTTAAACTTTCTTTTATCCTGCCTTAAACTTTCTTTAAGTCTGCCTTTAACTTTCTTTAAGTCTGTTTTTAAATATCTTTTTCTGCCATCAAATTTTATTACTTCAACATAGCCTAATTCTATAAGCTTTTTTACCGAATTAGATATTTTTATTTCTGTACATTGGCAAAATTCTGCTAAATATTTATTACTTGCATAGCATCCTTTTTCCCCTACATCTAAACTATTTATTTCAACTAAAATTATTTTTTCAAGGGCTGTAAGTTCTTCATCAAACCATATTTCTTTAGGTATCCAAATTCCTTTAAAATCTCTTTCTAACTCTTCATACATATTGCCTCCACAATTAAAATATTGTTTTTGCCCTTTTTAGCCTTGTTTTAGTATTCAACCATATAAATATATTATTTAACCCTTTTCATTAAAATTTGCTATGTTTTTGTTTTAAATACGGATATATCTGTCATCATCTAAATCTCCAGTTATCTCACTATTGCTTTTTAAATTGTAATTTTCTCTCACGTATTCTTTATAATCATCAAATTCTTCTTGTATATGTTCTTTATCAAAATACAATTCTTCAATAGCTCCCCATAATTCTTCTACTGATACAAAATCCTTATTAAACACAGACTTGAAACAGCTTGTATCAGGAACAGTTGTAAATATATCATTCATTTTTATCACTTCCTTCCTTTATTTATAAATTAATTATACTATATATTTTTAAAAAAATAAAGTATTTTTACATAAAAAAAAGAAGATTTTTTAAATCTCCTTAGTTGGCGTACAAACTAACATTTTTTTGTTAGAGTGCTACATACATTATATCATATTATTTTTTTATTAGTCAATTATTTTCCTTTGTAAAGCCACGAAAAAGAATGTGCTGTTTTAGTTCTAACTACTCCAGAAGGTTTCCAACCTTTGCTTTTTTGATATTTAACAAGTGCTTTTTCAGTTGCTGGTCCGAATATTCCGTCAGCTGTTACACCTAATTTTTTTTGTAATTCTTTTACATCAGAACCTTTACATCCTTGTTTTAATTTTCTTGTTAAATTAAATTTTTTAACTGGAGCTTTACTTACTTCATACTTAGGCCTTATAACCATACAAATTTCACTTGCATATCTATTTCTATAAGCTACCTTTGATTTTTTAAAATTATCAGATAAAGTATTGCCTTCTATCGTTTTGTAAGAACCATCTTTATTCTTTTCAATAAATATTCCTATATGGTCATAAGCATACCCACTATTTTTCCAATCAAATATAACTATATCTCCAGCTTTTGCTTTCTTTAAAGGTACATCTAATTTTGCATTTTTTCCCCATCTTGCAACATTACCTACTACAGCTTGTTTTGTACCATTGCAGAATAATTTACTAGCTTTTTCTTTATGAAATAACCACCATATAAATATTACACACCAATCTGTATTTACTCCATAAGCTTTACAATATTTTTTGTAGCCTTTACCAACTTGCTTTTTTGCTAATTTTACTATATCAGAAGCTTTCGTCATAATAATCCTCCTCTTCATCATATTCATCATCAAAATTATCTTCTATTGAAACTTCAGGAAGTCCACCTACTATAGATGTCAAAATAGAAAGTATTCCACTCATAGCTACAGCTGACAAACAAGTTAACCAGTTTACTTCACTAATCAAAGTACTAGCTCCTATAATACCAATTGCTGTCTGACACATAGTTTTTATTGCTCTGATTAATGCACACTTTATAAACTTTTTCATATAATCACCTCTTTAAAATACGTTCTTTGTATTTAGGTTTTATTAATTCTTCCCCATTCCTATTCTTAAATCCTTTACATTCTTTTTCAAAATATTCTAACAATATATTTATTCTTTCTAGGTTTTCCATTCTGATTTTACCACTTAAATTTTCTTGTATCATCTCATTTGTTATTCCATCAAATAATTCCCTGTCGTATTGTTCTACTATATGTAAATAATTATGTGCTGTATCTTGTACGAGAATAGCACCATTGCTTTCAGTGTAACCATCACCTAATTTCTTACGTTGGCACAATCTTTTAGGAATAATTAAATGGTGAAAAGACAGCTCATTTTTTTTATCAAACGCATAGCCCATGAAGTCATATCTTAGGTTCATCATGTTGTATTTATATACCATTAGCTTTGTTATTTCACGCATTTTTATTAATACCCAATAGCCCAACCAGCATCAATAAAAGCTTGATAATGAGGCAGTGCTTGTATTCTACTTGCACTAGGATAATTTGTATAACCCCACAAAAATGCAATAGTTTTTGTACCAGTATAATTTGTTGCACTTATACACATTTGTAAAACATTATCAAGTGATGTATCTGTTAAATTTTGACAATTAAAAAACATTCTATTCATATTAGTAACACTGCTTGTATTTAATATTGGAATATTCTGTAAATAAATGCAATTTAAAAACATAGAATTCATATTCGTAACCTTGCTTGTGTCAAAATTATTGCCCCAACTTATACTTGTTAAATTATTACAGTCACTAAACATAGAATCCATATTCGTAACATTAGATGTATCAAAAGAAGATAAATCTAAATTTGTTATATTTGAACAACCATAAAACATATTAGACATATTCGTAACATTAGATGTACTATTAATTGTTGGTATTGCAACTCCAGAAAAGTTAGAAAACGCATAGGATAAATCTGAACCACTAACAGTTAAAGGCACTCCTATTTTTTTTATGCTTTTTAGCCAGCCAGGTTGTCTGCCTGTTCCCGATTGAATAGTATCCTCAAAATATTCACTTAAATCAGGTCCACTTGTAGGCACATTAGTAGTAACTTCAACTTCACTCAATCCATCATAACCAGCATCAGCTACCACGTTTGTTGTTCCATTTTCTGTTATTGTTACTTCTTTATCTTGTAACACTGGAGGCTTACTTCCACCTCCTGCTTTCTTACCTAATAAATAGCTTGTTACGTCCATATACTATTCCCCTTTCCATTCTTCATTTTCTGCATCATAAAAGAAAAGTTTACCAGTATCAATTTCAATAAAAACAGAACCATTATCTACTACCTTATTTTCAATTTTACTAGGTTTTGTTTCTGTAGATAATCCTCTTAATTCCATTGTTGCTTTTATATCTCCATTTTGTAATTTTTCTCCATAATTAATTTTGTGAATTGTTATCATAAAACATTCCTCCTTCTATTTTCATTATATCATAAAAAAAAGAAAAGAAACATCTTTTCTTCAAAGGGGGTCTTTCAAAATGAAAAGACATAATGCTCTAGTGTTCCTAAATATAAGCTCTGCTAGGCTTTAGCCTCATAATAAGTAAAACTTATATACACTTATAGCACCATCTATTACAAAATGGGTTCATATTCCCATTTGTAACCATAAGCATATTTGTATTTTCCTCTGCAACAACAAGAAATGTTATCTTTTCTATATTGTGTGTTATGTGTTAAATCCCAAATATTATCCCATATCTTAATAATATTTCCATATTTATCTTTTTGTATTATTTTATATTTTGATTGATTTTTGCTTACTTTTTCATTTCTCTTTCCATAATTAATATTATATAAATTAGAACACCATTCAAGATTTGTTAAATTGTTATTGTGTTTGTTTTCATCTTTATGATTGACACATTTATAATTGTGTTTATTTGGAATAAATGCTTGTGCCACTAACCTATGAATAGTATACGTTCTCTGTATCCCATTTTTAGATAAACCAACTTTTAAATATTCTCCTTTTGTCGGCTTCAATACTTTCCTTTTTGATTTTACTCTGCCTATGTTAGAAACCCAATATAAGCCTTCATAATCTTTTACTTCTTTCCATATCTCTTTCATGACTTATACCTCCAATTTATAAGTCTTTATACTACTTATTAAAGGGGAATAATTGGAGTATTCCCCCATAACAGTAGCAATTTATATAAAAGCAAATTTAAGGTTTTTCAACCTAATTTCATTATAACACATTTTTATAATATTTTCCATATATATTCAATTTCTTTGTTAGTACAATCCCAAGTATCTATGATATAACCATCTACACATGCTGTTATATGTCCATTAGTAGTTATTAAATATTTACCAACAGGATGATTTTCTGCAAATTCTCCTATATATATTTCTGTAAAAGGTATTCTATTAAACTTTTTATCTAAAAATTCTCTTACAAAAATTGCATTATCCATCATCTGTCCTTGTTCCATTGCACTTTTACATAATTCTTTATATGCTTCTTTCCAAGTAATATCCATTACTATTGAATAAGCTCTAGGAAAACAATCATCAATAAAATTGTTGTGACTATTAGCATTATAAAAATAATATTTCATATTATCTCATACTATTTTGTAGTGCTTGTTTTAATTGTTGTTTTTGTTGTGGACTGTCAGCTTCTTCATGTAATACCATTATAAAATCTTCTAGTGCTTTTATCATATAGTGAAATGATTTATCTGTTTCTTCTCCTGCTCCATATCTTTCTCTGCTTTCATTATATCTTCCATATTCACTATACATTCTGTCTAAATGGTCATGCCCTCTATATCTTCTGTCTACTCCACGTCTTCCATAATTATCACGCCCATATTCGTCATAAGAACCTCTATTGTATTCTCCATAATTTCCATAACTTCCATGCCCTGGTCCTCTTCCACTATATCCTTCATAATTTCCGTACATATTATCTTCCTCCTTTAACATTTTATTTATTTTTACTAATTTATAAACACCATCAATATTATTAGCAAGAGTTTTTTCTTCAACTATTTTTTTTAATAGTTTTTCAGTTTCTTCTTGTATCTTATTTTCCATCTTTATTCCTTTCTAGCAAACTGATTATTTTTTCGTTTTGCTTGATTATTTTTTTAAAATATTTTTCATCTTGTATCTGTAATTCTTGCATTAAATCACTGTTGTTATAATCTTTAAGTAATATTTCTAAACTATATAATTGAAGTAAAAATGCAATATTATTTATATTGTTATTCACTATCTATTAAGCCTAGAAATACTAAACGTTGCATTTGTTATAATTGCTTGAGTAGTTGAAATTGGTGTTGTTGGTGTTGTTGGTGTAGGTACACTAGGTACACTTTGAACTGATATATTTGTTGTTCCTCTAGGACAAACTCTTAACTTTTTATCAAAAGAAATTGTTTCATAATCATCAGCTGTTACAATTGTTACTGCTCTTACAGTATCTGGTATTAATACTCCATCTTGAAATAATCCTATTGCTACAACCCCAGGAGTTGCTGTACTTACAGAAGCACTAAATTCTACATCATAATACCCTGTATATCCATTTCCAAATATTTTAAAATTAGGATTGCCATTTGAATAATCTAGCCAGCCATTACAATTGCAAGAAGCACATCTCGTTCTAATATCAGTCTCATCAAAAGTTATAGGGCTTTCATTACTTGGCAATGCTAATGGCTCATTTATAATTGTTTCTATCATATTTTAATCTCCTTTCTTAATAAAAAAGAGGTAGAACTTGTCCACCTCTTGTTGTCCATTACTGGACTACATTAGCAAGTTCCTGTAATCAGGTAGTTGTAATCAACTCATGCTATTAAATAAATTGACTTGTTGTACTAAAATTTCCACATCCGCATCCATTATTTGCTGGGCAAGTGAATATAGGAGTGCGTCCATATACCGGAGTTGTAGGCACAGGACAGTTAGAAAGTCTGTTGTAAAGAGCGTCTACTTCATTTGCAAATCCTTGTGAAATAAATGCGTTTTGTGCTGTTTGACTAGCTCTTAAATCTGCTCTTGTTAATTCTCTTTCAAGGTCTGCTATCTTATCATTTTTGCCATCTAATTCTAATTGACATAACTTATCAAGAATAGCTTGAGTATTAGCTGTTGCATTTGTAATTATGTCTCTTGTATTATTAGCATCTGCAAATCTTGTAGAGTTAGCTTCATTTTGAACTATGTTTTGAGTTTGACAAGTAGCTAAACGATTTTCACAGCAACATGATGCCAAATCAGAAGCTAAACCATTTATAGCACCTGTAATAGCTGTTTGACTGTTAAATGCTTGTTGCATATCAGCTATTTGTCTTGCATTATTAGCAATTTCAGCACTAGCAAAACCATTATTTACAGCTCCAACTATATCAGAAGTACTATTGCATAATTGATTGCTTATTCCATAAACGCCATCTCTAACACCTTCTATTTGATTACTTAAATGTAAAGTATCAAATCCATTATTAGTGTTACTCATAATTTCTTTTTGTCCATTTGAAAGCCATGCATAACCATTATCAAAGCTATTGCCACCTCCAAATCCTCCCCAGCCATTGTTTCCATTTCCAAACAATAAAGCTAGAAGAACTAAAGCCCAGATGCCGTCTCCTCCAAAGAAGCCACCATTATTTCCATAGCCTCCCATCATTGGATACACTGGATAAGCAAAGCCACCATTATTATTAGTAGCTAGGTCAACAACTGGTTGAATAGCATTTCCATTATTCATTGAATTACCTCCTTTCATAATATTTAAAGTGCTAGGAGCTTTACATGAAGGTACTTACCTAGCAAATACCCTCATGCAAGGCTCTTAACCTTGCTTTTGATTAAAAGCATTCATCATATTATCCCATTGTGTTTTTTGCTCTTGATTAAATCCACCAACTATTTTATTTAAATATTCATTAGGGTCATCCTTATTTTGTCTTGCTTTTTGAAATTCTTGAAACGCTTGAGGATTTACTCTTTTTAATTGCTGTTCTAGTTGCCCCATCATTTTCTGTGGAGCTTGTTTCAATAAATTGCTCATCATCATTTGCACCATATTGTTCATTATCTATTCTTCCTTTCAATTCTTCTATTTGTTGTTGTAAATTTGTTATTAAAATATCTTTATCATCCATAGGCTTTATTTCTTTTAATTCAAAGCTTTTAATATCACCTTTTATATTTTTAATCCATACAACTGACATATCTTTACTAAAAAATGGAGTATCGCCGAAAACAATATCTTTTTCTACTTCATCAATAGAACTTGCATATCTTATTCCATCTCTTGAAGTAGGTGTTAATTGAAAATTTTGTGTTACATTTGCCGGCTGTGGATTATTAATCTGTGTTTTCATTTTTTCAAGTTCTGCTATTTGGTTATTTATTCTGTCAATGTTTGATTGTGGACTATATTGCATATAAGGATTGTTATACATATTTACCTCACTTTCTAAATAAAAAAGAAAAGAAGAACGACTTGTTTTTTTTAGAAACTATCAATTGGCTCACTGCCCTCTTGAACTTTGCTCGTTCCTCCTTTCTATATTCATTTTAAAATTAATATTTAATACAAAATTGCATAAAAAAAGAAGTTTATTGTGTTAGTATTAACAACCTTGTAACTTCTGTTTCTAAATATTTCTTATAAGCTTTTTTAATTTTGCTTATTTCATAACTGACTGTTCTCTGTGACATTCCCATTTCTATTGCTATCTTTACTATTTTATCTTTATTAATAAGCATATCAAGTATCTTTTTTTGTTCATCTGTTAATTTTACTTTAGATATAAAATCATCATAAATTATTTTTATTCTTAAATTTTCAATCATAAATCCTCCCTTTTGTTTTTATATAATAATTAATATTTTAAAAAAATAAATAGTTAAAAGATTGCAAGAAAAATACAACTATATAACTTTTATATAATTTCTATATAAAATATTTATATAACTTTTAAATAACATTTATATAAAAAAGAACATAAAAAAAAAAGAACTATATCATGTATTTTTTAGTTTTACGATATATTTCTTTTCTTCTATTACATATTGTAGCTTCACTATAATGAAACTTTTTTCCTATCTCTTTGCAATTATAACCCGCTACTAATTCTTTAAATATCTTATCCTCATGTTTCTTTTTATTTAAGATATTACTAGCTAGAATATAATTATACATTTCAGGTTCATAATTATATGTATATTGCATTGTTTTCATAAAAAATAGTACGCCCCCTTAAAAACGTACTATATTATACTATAATTATTTAATTTTGTAAAGTTATAATAATATGTCTGTATGAACTACCTTGAATTTTACTATCTTTTCTTTTAAAACTGTTACATAAGTATTCCCGCCTAAACTTGTATAAACTTCATATTCATCTAACCAACCTTGCAAAACATAATCTGGTATTTCTTTAAGTTTTTCATAAGCATAATATGTATTAGTCAAGTTGCTTTTTAAAAGTATTAAATCTGCTGTATCTTTCTTTTTTTGTTTCTTGCTATATACTTTTATTTTTTGTACTAGAACACCTATTATTAATCCCAATATAGTTGTTATTATATATGTTATTATGTTTGTTATCATTTATGTTCTCCTTTTTATTTTTTATTCAATAATAGGGTCTAAACCTATAATTTTTGATACAGTTTTGCTAGAACCAGCATTATGATTTCCACTTGCATTATGTCCTAACTCTTTAGCTACGTTCCAAGTTAAAGTGTTTCCATTAACAGTACAGTCAAATAATTTAGCATACTGATTTGAAGTACTAGCACCACCTATGATAATTGAGCCTCTAAAATTATTTCCTGAGTTACTTCTATAACAA